TCAAAAAGTTAATGCGGAGCTTTTCTCGCTGGAACCAACAGCGTTGTTAGAGTTTTTTGTTATTTACTATGATTATATTAATACTCCAGATGATAAATTATACATTCATGGCGGTACAAATGGCATAAACGGTTCGATTTATTGGCAGGGAATAGAATATTTACCTTTCCCTATTCAAAGTTCTGGTTTTGAAAGTAAAGGCGACGGTTCGTTGCCTAGACCCAAGCTGGCAGTCTCAAATCAAGATTTTTTCGTTTCTAATTTAATTCGACGCTATAATAATTTAGTTGGTGCAAAAGTGGTAAGAAAAAGAACTTTTGCAAAGTTTTTAGATAATCAAAATTTTTCTGACAACAAAAACCCCTACGGTTCTGCTGACGCTACTGCTGGATTAGAAGATCAAGTATTTTATATTCTTAGAAGAGCAACTGAAAATCGTGCAGTTGTTGAGTTTGAATTATCTTCTCCTTTAGAAATTGAAGACGTAACATTCCCCAAGAGATCTGTAATTGCAAGATACTGCGGTTTTCACTATCGCGGCAATGGATGCAAATACATGGGGCCACCAGTTGCTGACGAGAATGACATGCGTTTAAGAAAAGCTGTTGATTTTAAAGCGGGGCTTCTAAGAAGATATTATACAGGAACAGCTGCGGGATATCCTAGTGATCTTAGTACAATGACGACAAAAATTGCAAATTCTACATTTAATTCTGAAATAGTTCTTTCAAATACAACAGTAGAAAATGCAGAAAATATTGCTCATGAATTTATAGGATATTTTAAAGTAAATGCAAATGAAGCTGGTGTTTATGAATTTGGACTTGATCCTGACGATAGCGCGGACTTATTTATAGATGGAAACAGAATTGCATACTTTTATGGTGGCAGGGGTCAAGCAGGTTCTCCGACAGGAACAACAACTTCTACTCTTTCGTTGTCCGCAGGGTATCATAGAATTTTGATCAGACATCATGAGTACACTGGAGGACAAGGCGTAACTTTATACTATAAGCCGCCTCCAATAACTGGGAGTTCAACTTGGGAGGCTGTACCGGCATCAAGATTTTACTATGATGCTTTAGAGCAAAATACTTTAACTTCTAGTCAAAGATTTTATTCAAATTCCCCGTTAAGCTCTTCTATCCCTCTCGGCAACAATGCTTTGTTGGACGGATTAAATAGAGGCTTGTGGAAGGCGAATGCTGGAATTTATAAAGTTGGAGAGTTTGTTTATATTGAAAATCATAATGTTAAAGTTGCCAAAAGAGATATAAATGCAATTCCTAACTACACTCCTCTTTTAAGGTTTTACGTTTGCGTCAAAACGCACACGGCAAGTGGAGCAAGAAATCCCTCTTTTAATAAAGAATACTGGGTTTGCGACCAATGCTCTAAAACCCTTAATGGATGTAAATTAAGATTTGGATCTGGTGATTATTTACCTTTCGGTGGATTTCCTGGTGTAGAGGAATATTCAGTTTCTTCACAATAATGCAATCAATAATTGAACACGCAAGTAATTCTGAACTGGAAGTTTGCGGATTTGTTTTTGTTGAAAACGGAGATTTAAAAACAGAACCTGCAAAAAATATAGCAGTATACGCGAATGATGTATTTGAAATTCATCCGTTGGAAATTCTAAGGCACATCAGAAGCGGTAAACTTGCCGCGATTTATCACACTCACCCAACTTCAACAGAACAAGAATCAACATTTGATCAATTCAACTGCGAAAACTCTTGCATTCCTTACATTATTTATAGCAAAGAAACTAAAAAATTTAATTTGTTGCTGCCTAAAAAATCACATGTAAAACAAGAATATGTTGAGATATTAAAGAAAAAATATGACTAATGTTTATCTATACGGAGAATTGCGAAACAAATTTGGCGAAGAATTTAAATTTAATATAAATTCTGCTAAGGAGGCTTTGCTCGCAATCAATGCTAATAAAAAGGGATTTTTGGATGAAATAAAGAAATTGGCTATGAAGGGGGTTCACTATAGAATGGTGATTGACGATGAAGTTGTTCAGCATCCCAAAGAAGCAGAGATTCAAAAAGCTCCAAATGAAATTCATATAGTTCCTATTGTTTGGGGGGCGGGTAAAAATGGGATGGCGATAGGAATGATAGTGCTTGGAGCGGTATTGGTCGTAGCTACTGGAGGCGCTGCGGCAATTGGACTTAGTGGGATGAGCGCTTTCGCGGCAGGAGGTTCTTTAGCTGGAATTGCAAGTACAGTAGCAATGATTGGCGCATCAATTGCCATTCAAGGAGTCATGTCACTATTAACGCCGAAACCAAAAGCAGACTTTAATCAAGAAGTTCAAGCTGGCGGCAAATCTTATTTATTCGGAAACAAACCAGCAAACACATCTCAAGGTCAAGCGGTTCCAGTTGGATATGGTAGATTAAAGATTGGAAGCTCTCAGATAAGCGCAAGTACAGATCATTACGCTTTAGCAACTGATATTAAGCAGTTGATGACTCCTGTTGATAAGCCGATCAACGAATATGTTGAATTGGTGGCTGAAGATGAAGCTGCGCCAGCTGGCCCAGTAGAAGATATGTTCAGCACCAATCAAGCTGTTGACATGGATGATACTACTACATTTTATACTGTTAATGTCTTAAATTCTTATATCGATATTGTAACAAACAGTGCAGATAAAGTTTTTTCAAATCCTGTTGAGGTTATCGTTACAAAAAATGGTAATATAGTTTCTAATCCAGACTTAACAACCTACGATGAAAACATAACTTATGAATGGGAAGAGTTGAGCAATGATAGTTCGAAAGGAAAAGTCTTCATTGAATATCCCTATGCAGTAAAATCAGGATTAGTTGCTCGTTCTTATCACGCTCCAGATTGGAAATTACAATCTGATTATACCGATTTAACCAGCAGCAGCCCAGCATACTATCAAAAATATTCTCAAGGTGATTTAGTAAAGTTCGGTCCATCTCAATTTAATAATTTAAAATTTGCAACTTGGGACACTGGTTATAATTATTTTAGCGGAGAACTTGTAAATTATCCAACGGGCAGTCCTGCAATTGATACATACTTTCAAGCGATAGTTAGTACAGGATTTTCTGGTCAATTACCAACTGGCGCTGGAAATACGATAAACTCAACATGGTGGAGAAAAATCTTACCGCCAACTCTTGAGTATTTGTATAAATGTGTACCTGCCGGTGGTATTTCCGGTCACTTGCCAACAACAGGCGCAGTTGCTGGCGGCATTCCAGTTGCAGAAACTTCGTTTTGGACTCAAATTGGAGTTATAAATACTTCTGGAGAAATGGAATTATTATTTACTGGAGGTTTTGCTGGATACGAAGATAAAAATCAATACTCGGGTATATTAGAAGTTGTTCGTTTAAATGAACAAACTTTAAATGGAGTTAGCGCAAATGTAGATAATTACGGAATGGAGCTTTTGGGTTATTTTTATGTACCCACTGTAGGAGGCGATGGTAAATCATTTGTCAAAGGATTGTATGAAATTGGAACCGCAACAGGCTTGTACGAAATTATAAAAATTGGAGGCACAGGTCAATGGAGTGGCGCTGGTTTTACTGGTCTTAATGGAGTAGCTTTAACACCTAGAATTGGATCAACATTTTATAAAAATGCCACTCAGCAAACGGGAGATGGGGAAGTTATGCAAGTTCAAGCGTACAAATTTAAACTTGATTCTGATGACGCTTCTGACTTGTACATAGACTCTACTTTAGCGAGTAGTTATTACGGTGGACATGGAATGTTCGCTGGATTTGCAGATCCATTTAACCCAACACATGCAGAAATAGACGCTCTTCCTTCCACAACTACAACTCTTTATTTAACAGCAGGATATCATAGATTATACGCTAGATATCAAGATGCAAGAGGTGGAGATGGAATTACTATTTATTATAGTCGCGATTCAAATAGAGATGATGTATTTTCTAATTGGGAAACAGTACCCAAAGGAAGATTTTTCCACACAGCTTCGGATTTAACCATTCCCAAAACACAAAAATTTGCAGATGTTGGTAAAAGAAAAGTGGCTGTAGCTGATATGGTCGCAAATGAAGAATATAAAATATTCGATGCTGGTACTACATCAAATTGGACATCAATTGGGGCCGCTCCATCTGAAAGCAATGGAACTATTGCTGCGGGAAAAACTCTTTTTGTTAAAAATTCTACAAACGCTAACGGTAACGGCTCGGTTGTTGAAGATTTTATAACTTATTCTGAGCAAAAATCAGCCGAATCAAATAGAATTGCCAGATTTATATCCGAAAGACCTTTAGTTAGAGGGCAAAGAACAACTGGATATTCCTTTTATAAAGCTAGATATCGGTGCAAGGTTACTGTAAATAATAGAGACATTTATTATTCCGCTCCAGTTAAAGTGAATATTAATTTCTTATCAACACCTACAAGATTTAGAGGAGTTTCACCTCCAGAATTAAGCCAAGCAGTTCAAACGGCATAATGAAAATTTTAAATCCATACAGATTTTACAGAGGAAGCAGCAGTGGGAAACAAAACAATAAAGTTCCTTCTCTTACTCCTCCAAGACCTCAAGATTTAAAAAAATCTATATCAATCGCAGAAATTGTTGATTTGCTTTGTGAGGGTCCGATTTATGGTTTGGTTGATCAATTTGGCAAAAAAGTTTATGGTTTAGATATGTTAAAGGGAGTTTATTTGAATAAAGTACCAGTTATGAATTATGATGGTAAATATAATTTCCGAAATGTTGTTATGGAAATTAATTTAGGAACAGAGAATCAAAAACCCTTGGCTAATTTTAGTAATGTTTTTATTTATAAACCAGCTAGTTTTAGATTACTGGGGCCGGTAAATGTTCCAAGTGATCAAAGTGTTGGTGGATCTAATGACGTAAGAGATGGAAAAAGTTTTACAAATTGGGCGCTTGGCTACCCAACAGATGTTAGAGACCCGTTCACATTTGTTCATCATATAAAAAATAAAGACGTAAGAAAAATTAGAATTAGTTTAATTATTGAAGCTCTCAGCGATACAGTTGATAAAGGTTCTGCTCCTGGTGAATCTGGCGATCTGGGTATGCAAAAACCAACAACAGTTGTTATTGCTGTTACCCACGGAATCGAAGGTACAAGAAAAGTCACAACAAAAGAATATCCTATTACTGGAACAGTAACTTCTCCTTACGCTTACATGTTAGGTGAACCAGTTTCACAATCAACTAGAATAGGTTCTGGAGCAGTAGCGTCAAGCGGAGGAGCAACTACAACCACAAGCGCAACTCCAAGTTCTGGAGGCGCATCACCCAGACTACCTGGTTTAACCGCAGGTCAAATAGAAGCCGCTCAAACCTCGGTGCCTATACAGCAACCATAATTATAAATTCATTATGCCATTAGAAAAAACATATCAAGAGCTTTTGGCTTCAAAGATAAACCCAAGAAATCCTTCTGCGGTTTTGCCTGTTATTTATAATTTAAGAAAAAAGTCTTTTGAGCCTTACGTTCCTACAGCAACAAATAGAATTATATTTTCTCCTGGAGTCGTAGGAGACGGAGCAACTGCGGTATTTGATGCTATCAGTCCTACAAGTTATACTAGAAGTCAAACTATTACTTTATCTGGCACCGCAACTTATATATTAACAGATGGCACTACGTCTTATACAAAAGCGGCTACTAATATAGT